CCGACCAGCAAGTAATATTAATATCGGAAAAGTATAGAGGTGAGAGATGAATGATCCAGTCTTAAACCGAAAAATGTTTAGGCACGCAGCCCAAATTAAGCATAATCAAATTCCTAAATTACAACAAGGAGGTGCTCCTTGGTACTCTACACCAGCGGGTTTAAAAGGAGCGTGGCAAGCAGGACCGGGAAGACATCTGTGGGATTTCAGTAGAGGGGGCGGTTATAATACTGCAATGTTAGCAGCACCTTGGAAAAAAGGACAACTTGCATGGGGTGTAGGAAAAACAGCAGTTAAAGCTGGAATGCCTTATGTTAAAAAAGGTTTACAAAAAACTGGAATTGCTCGGCTATTCAGAGAAGCAACTGGACAAAAACCTTCCTTTACAGGTACTGGCGCACATTACTTAGCTAAAAAATTTCCAAAAACTTATGGAGCAACTAAAATGGGAGTAGGAGGTGCTTTTGTAGGTATGGGAGCTAAAACTATGTATGAGGGAGCAAGAGAAAAGGACCCTGGTAAGGTTGCATTAGGAGCTGGAGAAGCATTAATAGGCCCTGGAATATTTACAAGAGGAAGACAACTTTTTAACTTTGGTAAAACACTTCAAGGGGGCGGTAAAGGAACTAAAGAAGGAATCGAAGCTTTTAAAAAATCTACTAAAATGAAAAAAGGATGGGAAAAATCTAAATTAAGTTCGGGATTGCTTTCGATGCCATTATTGTTTGGTGGAGCAGCCACAATGAAAGACCCAGAGACTGGAGCAGCAGTCCAACTAAGTGATGACGAACAAAATTTAATTATGAACATTGCTCAGAAAGTAGCATTGGAAGCAGGAGCTAACGAGATTACTCAAGAGCATGTGGACCAAGCAGTACAGATTTGGCAAACTGATTTTGCAGTAAGAGAAGGACAAACAGGAGTAGAAGGAGATTATGATAGAGGTAATCCTAATGAAATGAATATTCTAACGGCTGAAACTATTCCACCATCAGGAGGAACACCTCTTAATGAAGATGAAGCCGCAATATTAGAAGCACAAAAACTTAAAGATGCAGAGACACAAGCTAAAGTTTTAAAAGAAGAATTTAATAGTGCAGATCTTGGAACTAAAGATAAGTTTTTAAAATTTAGAAACCAAATTACTGATCTAACAGGGGCTCAAGGTAATGATAGAGATTTATTACTAATGAAACTAGCATCTGGAATGATGTCCAATAAGTCTGGAGAAAAAGGATTAAAAGGATTCTTAGATGTCGTAGGACAGTCTACAGGCCCCGTAGTTGATACAGCTATAGCATTAAACCAATCTCAAAGAGCATTTGATAAAGACTTAGCTATTGCTTTCTTAAAAGCTCAAGAAGACAATAAACCAGGTGCACAAAAAGTAATAGGAGATGTTAAACATGTGATGGTTGATGATCCTGATGCTTTATATGGTAAACGGGTGCTAGAAGTTAGGGAAGATGAATATGGTCAATGGTTAATGCAAACTCAAAACCCTGACGGAACGATCGCCTGGATTCCTTTCCAAGGTCAAAATCCACGAAGTATGGAAGTTTCAGGTACAACTCAACATAAAATGAGAACCAAATTAAGTAGTGCTGCAACTGGATTACAATATGTAAATTATGTCTTAAGCGCTCCTGATGAAGTCCTAGGTTGGGAAGGGGGATGGAAACTAATTACAGAAGATTACAAAGGAGCTATGGATAGCTACCAATCTTACGAGAATAAATATACTCAAGGAATGAGTATGGGTAATTATATTGATAATACAATTTTAGCTGCTGACAATTTAGACACAAGGGAAGTAAAAGTAGGTGGTGTATTAGGTATTGGTAAGGAAAAAATGACCCACGCAGAATGGATCCAAAGGGAATATGGAAGAGATATGGAGGCAGCTAGAGCAGAAGTAATGAAAGAGTACAATGGTAAAGTAAGCCAACAACAACTAGACCAACTGATGCAGGTAGCTTTAATTGAAACAAGATTAAAATATATTATTGCAAACGCTAACAAACATGAAGACCGTTTAACTAAATGGGATATTGAAGCAGCAGCTGAAAGAACAGGTGCATTAGGTATAATTCCTAGACCATTTAAAAACCAAAACGTTACTGCTAAAACAATTAAATCTGCATACAGAGCACTTCAAGCACAATTGATTGGAAACTTTAATACTGATGCTAATAATTATTTAGAATCTGGAGGCAATAGTGCATTCCTAGAATCATTTGTTGTCATTCCATATATTAATCAATGGAAAATGGGTAACGCGGCAAAACAAATAAATCAAGCAGAGACAGCGGATATTTTAACTACCATTCCGGTACCGGGGGAATAATGGCATCAATAGCAGCATTACAAAAAGCAATAGATAATAATGCAATAGACGTTTCTACTTTAAATAGAGAGCAGTTAATGGGATTAGACAAAGCTTTCAAAACTGGAATGCTAAAAGGCTATCCTAATGTAGGTGCCATGATGGAAGAGCAAGGAGCTGCAGCTGAAACATTAGCTAGAGATAAAGAGGCACAGCTTAGACCTTTTGAAGCAGCAACAGGATTAAAAAGATTAGACTTTGAATTAGTAGGAGATGTAGCTGGAAGTTTAATGCCTTACATTCAGGATAGAAATAAAATAGCTCAGGCATTTATTTCATCAGGAGGCAGAGCAAACTATGGATTAGTTAATCTAGGAAACAACGCTTACAAAATGTCTAACCTTGCATCGAAAATAATGATTAGATCTCCCGCAGGTAAGATGGTAGGTCTTCTTGGAAGAACTGCAGCTGTCTGGAATAGAGTTGCTAGAGGAATTGATAAAGCACAACAACAAGTTAAGTATGGATTGGGAATGAAAGGTGGTAGAATGTACTACTCTCCTAGTCAGCTTTTACAAACAGAATTAAAATCACAAGGTCTTGGTATGGCAGGAGCTGGAATGGGATCTATTACCTATGGAGTTGCTGAAGCACTTACTGATACCGGTGGGGCAACACATGAAGATTTAGCTAGAGTAAGTGAAAATGAAATAGATAAACTTTCACCAGTAGAACAAGAGATTGTTCACGCAAATAAAGCTATGTCGAATGCAATGCTATTTAATGCAGGTGGCTTTTTATTAATGCCTTTGTTAGGAGGAATAGGAAGTGGGGTTAAAGGAATTTTAGGTATGAAAGGTAAGCAAGCAGAAATTATTGCTAAGAATGCATACAAGTATGGTTATGATACTAATTTATCAGCAGTCATGAATGAAAACCACGGAGCCTTTGCTGGATTTGTTAGACAATTTAATAAATCAGTTGGAGTATTTCCCTGGATAGCAGGTAAGCGTCAAAAATTTAGAAACAAGTTAGAAGTTCAATTCTATAATAATTATTTAGATAATATTAATGCAGCGGTTCCTATGTCACATACTCAACTATTAGCACTGGGATCAATTCCTCAATTTAGAAGAAACTTTCAAGAGATGTTTAATGTTATTTCTACTAAATATGAAAAAGTATTAGATGCTACTAAGTATCATGGCCTAGAAGATTTAAAAATTGTTCCAACTAAACACGTTGGAGTATGGGCAGATGAAGTATTAAAAAGATTACAAGCTCAATACCCTCAATTGTATGGAGAGACGCAAGGTTTAACTGCTAGAGTAGGGGCACAGTCTCCGGTAACAGAATTTGATGATCCGTTAGTAGCTTTTATAAAAGAATTAAAATGGTTAACACAAAACGATGGTAATATCACGGCCCAACAGGCTATAGGTTTACAAAAAATGTTAACTAAAGTTTTACCTAGTACCAAACTAGAAGACCCTAGAAGTTTTGTTCAAGCTTTAAGAACTGCTTTAGAAAAAGACTGGGCATCTATTGGTGGTGGAAACCCAATGCAAGAATTATTAAAGACTAGCGCAGTTAAAAAATCTTATGACAGTATCGTAGCACAAGGCGGAGCAGAAGCAGGAGAACAATACATTGGTAAGATAATGAAAGGAATTGATGAAGTACAAAAAGCTCAACTAGAAGCTAATAGTTTTTTTCATAATTCTATTATGCCTTACTACTCTCCGACTGCAAAAAATATACGTAAAGTAGATTCAGAAATTTTTACTAACTTAGGTTTAGTAGGAATAACTGGAAGAGCTACTATTAATCCTGATCAAATGTGGGCCAAGGCTATTCGATCTGTGTTTAGATCTACAAGTCCTTTTGCTATACAAGATTTAAAAACTTTAATGGGCTATGGTAAAAACAAAACAGGAACTGAAATGTTTGATAGATTTAGAGAACTATATATCTATGATGCATTTAAAAGTTCTTTTGATTATGCACCAAGAGCTTTAGAAGAAAGAAGTTTATTTAGTTTATTAGAAGAAGCGAAGTCTAGCGGGCTAATGAATCGAAGATACATTGATGAAATTAATGATGAGTTTGTTTCTGATACATGGTTGAAAGGAATAAACCCTGATAAACTTTTACAATCTGGTTTAGGAGATAAGCCTTGGAAAGCATTAAAGGTAGGACCTAATGAAGTACAAGGATTTGATGTAGAACGATTTGCTAAAAACTTAGGGCTAGTGGGAGAGGACACAGACATTGCTGCAGCCAAGAATAAATTAATTCAACTGTATGGCGGAGGAAAGGGAGGTGAACAAGCTTTACATCATTTAGAAACAATGATTAAAATAATGAGAAGAGAAGCTGAAGTAGGAATTGCTGATCCTTCTGTATTCGTACAAAGAAAACTAACTTTAGGAGCGGCTGGTGGAATGAGTTTAGGACAAGGAGTAGCTAGAGGAACATTACTTATGGGTTCTGTAGGTGGAGGCTTAGGAGGTCTCGCAGGATCTGCTGCTTTAATTCTTTTAGGAAGACACATTGGAGGATGGCTAGGAGACCCGGCTGCTTTAAAAAGAACTTATGATTTATTTACTGAGATGGAAAGAATAGATCAAAAAATTGGAGGAGAAGGAGTAAGTAGAATGCTACTTAATCCTTCAGTTGAAGGAGGAAAAACTTTAAGAAGTCTATTTGCTAAGTGGTGGAATGCTATGGCAGATGAAGATAAAGATATGCCAAAAGTTAATCCAAATAAAATAGATTTTGAAGAGATACAGAATTATTTAAATACATCTCCAGAAAAAGTACCCTCTCCAGTGTGGAATAAGAATGCATTAATTCCTTCTGTGAGACAACGATCTTATAATCTTGAAAATGCATTAGGTAAATCTTCTACATCTGCGTTAGCCGCAGGAGATAACTTTTTAATGGGTGTCAGAAACGGATTAGAAAAAGAAATGCAAGCAACTAATAATGATAGAATAGCAATGGCCGGTGGTACTCCACCTCCAGCACAAACAACAGGCCAACAGGTAACAGGTCCTGATCCTATGGGTGGATCGTTTGCAAACCTTCCCCAGGGTGGCGGAAATAAAGCTGCTCAATACCAATCCTTATGGCCGCAAGATAATCTTGGGCAAGGAATAGCTAATAGAAATGCCTAAAAAAGTAGACGAGTTAGCACACCAACGAATCACGGACCACGAAAAGCTCTGCAGAATTATGCAAAAACAAACACACGATAAAATTGAAGCACTTCGAAAGGATGTTAGTAGGCTAGAGAAAATTCTAATAGGAACTTCAGGTTTTTTATTAACTTCTATGCTAGGAATAATTGTTGCATTACTCTTTAGAGTTTTATAAAAGTAGGTGTGTTACTTATAAAGGAAAAAGAAAAGTTTATTATTAAAGACTTTAGACGTCTGAATAAATATCAATACGAATCCTATAAACGTGACGACGATCACGGTCCACGAACCTATGCTGTTAAAGACAAAAAGGTTCCCAGTGTTACTACAATCTTAAGCGCTACTCAATCAGAAGAAAAGAAAAAATCCCTAGACAAATGGAGAGAAAGAGTGGGCTACCAAGAAGCTGCTAGAATAACTAAGCAAGCAGCCACTAGAGGAACAGAGATGCATTATGTATTAGAACAATATCTAAATGGGCAAGGTTATTTAAATCTTTCTGAAGATGGAGCCCAAGCACGACTCATGGCTCACGAAATAATAAATAACCTAGGACCTTTAAAAATTATTTACGGAAATGAAGTTAACCTGGCTTACAAAGATAGATGGGCAGGATCAACTGATGCAGTAGGAGAATATAATAATATTCCTACTATTATTGACTTCAAGCAAAGCAACCGCCCCAAACGAGAAGAGTATGTCATAGATTATTATTATCAAATAGCTGCTTATTCTTTAGCTCATAAAGAACAATATGGACCTATTAACCAAGGATTAATTTGTATTTGTACCAAAGATGGATTGTATCAAGAATTTAAAATGGACAATGCACTTTTAAATCAATATGAAAATCTTTGGCTTGAACGCGTGGATCGCTATGATCAATTGAAGAAAGAAGGGGCTTAAATTTTTTCCGATTCAAACTCCTCATCCCATTGTTTCCCATCTCTTTCTTCTTTAGCTTTTTCTTTTTCTTCTTCTTCCTTTCTTATTCTGGCTAACTCTTTATAGTATTTCGGATGTTTCCATTCAAACGTCATTCGTGCTCCTTTTTTTATATTTCCCTATTATACCAAATTGAGTTTTTGAAAATTTTAAGAAAAAATATTTTTATTGAATTCTAGAAGGACGACTACTCGACAGGTTTAATTCTAGCTGCGACAATTTTTTCCTTACGACAAAAATCGCTTTGCTTCTTCTCCAAGAGTTTGAGCACTTAATTTAATTTTTCTATCAAGAGCAGACATAATCATCACATCTAATGATTCGGGTACCATTAAATCGATATAAGTAACTTTATCCTTCTGACCAATTCGGTGCGCACGGTCTTCACTTTGCCACCGAACTTCAAGATTGTAAGAATTACTGAAATATACAACATACCGAGCAGCAGTAAGGGTAAGACCATAGCCACCAGTAGCAGGATTACCAACAAGGAAACGGCATCTATCATTAAGTTGAAAGTTGTTAACAGCATCTTTACGACCTTCAACATCAACTTCTCCGAATATTGAAACCACTGAATTTTTTCCATAGCGTTCCTCCAGGGCTGCTTTAATTTGTTTTATATTATACACATAGTTAGCCCATATAATAACCTTTCCATCACTTTCTTCGAGAAGAGCCATTAATTCTTTTAATTTAGGATTATTTTTAAATTCATGAATAGTCCCCTCATCTGTTTTCAAAAACCCTTGGCAGACCTGGTGTAGCCTTAATATTTCCGTAAGTTTATTATTAAAGCTAACCGTTTTATCCTCAATCAGTGCTCTAGCTCTTTTTTTTAAACGATTATAAATAGTTGCTTGTTCTGTAGATAAATTTACTTGTCGTTGTTGATACAACTTAGGTGGTAAGTCTAAGCACTCATCTTTTTTAACTCTGTAAGAAAATGATTTTAATTTCCACTCCAATTCATCTAAGTTAGTATAATATTTGGGTACTAATATTTGATTACCTCCCATTTGGATTTGGTGCATCACAGCATATCTAGCTCTGAATGTATAGAAAGATTCAAACCCTAATAATGCTTTACTTAAAAAGGCACATTGAGTATAAAGGTCTAATGGAGACTTTGTTATTGGCGATCCCGTTAATATTCTTCGGTATTTTACCGCTGTACCTAATTTACAGATTGCTTTGGTGCGTAGTGCTGTTGGGTTTTTTATGGTTGTGCTTTCGTCAATAATCATCATCATTGATTTTCCATTTAGATTGATTCGATTTTGCAACCATTTTTGTCCAGACTTGTGAGATAAAGCTTCAACATTCATTAAAATAAATAAAAGTTTATTTTCTTTATCGGATTTAATTAATTCTTTATCTTTACTTATTTTCCAACACCAAATATTAGTAGGAAGAGGACAATGGTTTACTATTTCTTGAACCCAATTGGTATAAACAGAGTTTGGCGCTATAACTACACATTCTTTAATTTCTTTATTTTGCCATAAATAAGCTACATTATCTATTGCAACTTTTGTTTTACCAGTACCCATTTCCATAAAATAAGCATAGTTTTTAAGAAGTCCTCCATTATTCAACGCTTTTCTTTGGTGTTCATAGGGTTGAGTTTTATACTCATATTTTTGCATAAAAAATATTTATATTTTTTTCTTGCATTCGTCAAACAGAAATTGTATGAACATGGGAAAAGGAGGATCTTATGGACTTAGAGGCAGAATCAACCATACAGGTTGATACAGCGATGATAATAGACATCGCAAAGTCTTGCAATAAGTTATTGGAAACTCAGAATGAAATATCAGCGTTTGAAGAAAAACTTAAATGGTTGAAAAATACTGAAACTACTCTTTCTGAGCAAACTATTCCAGACTTAATGCACAAAGCAGGTACCACAGCAATTAAACTTGTTGATGGTACAAAGGTAGAAGTTAAACCATTCTACTCTGCAAGAATTCCTATATCCAGAACCGAAGAAGCCTTTACTTGGCTTCGAAGTAATGGTCATGGGGATTTAATCAAAAATAATGTTATGCTTTCATTTGGAAGAAATCAAGATAACGAAGCGAAATCTTTAGTTGAAGACTTGAGATCCAAAGGGCATACCGTTAAACAAACCGAAAAAGTGGAACCTATGACTTTGAAGGCGTTTGTAAAAGAACAAATTCAAAATGGTAAGAACGTTCCGTCTGACGTTTTCGGTGTGTATGTTGCTAGTAAAACTAAACTAACCACGAAGGAGGAATAATGCAACAAGCAAACACGGCTCAAGCTAAAGAGCTAGAGAAAAAAAAGCAAAACTTGCCACAAGCAATAGATTTGGAAGGATCCGCTGGCGAGGGTCAAGAGTTTATAACGGCTCGAGACACTAAGCTTCCAATACTCAAAATACTTTATGCCAACTCTCCGGTATTAAACGAAGATGATGGTAAGTATATTGAGTCAGCCAAACAAGGTGATATCTACAATGAAGTTACAGGTAATCTGTGGAAAGGAAAATCAGGTATCATTGTAGTTCCTTGTTTATATATCAACACTTTCAATGAGTGGAAAGACAGAGGCGACAGTCCTGGACGACCTGTAAAAATACATACCGATCCAGCGATTATGTCTGAAACTTCCAGAGGTGATGATAATAAGGATAGGCTGCCTAATGGTAATTATGTCGAAGACACAGGGAATCATTTTGTCTTTATCTTAGATAAAGATTATATTCCTCAAGAGCAGGCATTAATTAGCATGAAGTCAACTCAAAAGAAGAAATCTAAAACTTGGAATTCGATGATGCAAACTCGTCGAATGAAAGGTGCTAAAGGTTTCTTTAGACCGCCTACATGGGCGACTACTTATAAGTTGACAACTACTAAGGAATCCAATTCTCAAAACCATTGGTATGGATGGGTAGTAGAGTTTAACGACTTTTTAACTACTGAAAAACATGCTAAGTCTCTTGAGATTACTCGCGAGTTTTATAACACCGCGAAAGCAATGGATATCTTTGGTAAGGTTGATTATTCGTCAACGGATATAAATCAGGAAACTAAGAAAACTGCTACACCGTTCTAAAGATGCTCCAACGGTTAGTAGATCTTTTTGAAGGGGATCCTGACAAGTTCATTACGACTTCTCTGACAGGGGAAGTCGATGAACGAGGGAAACGCCAAGCTGAATATCGCACGGTTCACGAACCTGTGACGAAAAAGGTTTGGCAATCCCATTTGGACGGAGTAACTCGTATGGGCCTCCGTCCAGAAAACAACGATAAAGTTAAATGGGGTTGTATTGATGTAGATCCCGGCACTTATAAAAATTATTCTCAAAAAAAATATGTTGATATTATAAAAGAGTATCAACTTCCTTTAGTTCCAGTTAAATCTAAATCTGGAGGACTACACTTATTTTTATTTTTAAAAGATTGGGCATCGGTAGATGATGTCCGTAAAAAACTAGATGAATGGAATGATACTTTCTTTATGGCTAATGAAGTATTTCCGATGAATAAAGCAGTAACAATGCCATACTACAAAATGAACGCAACAGTAGAATTTGCCTTTGATGATAATTCAAATCCACTGATGATAGGAGCATTCTTAGATCTAGCAGAACAACGAAGACTAACAGTAAAAGAATTGTATAACTTAAAAACAAATGCATATGAACCCGAAGCTGATTGGCAACACTATCCTCCTTGTGTTCAAAAACTTATAACAGAACCTTGGCCATCTAACAATCGTAATAATTTCTTATTTAATGTAATGATTTTAGAGAATAAAAAAACAGATGGAAACTTAGATCTTAAGACATTCCAAGAGATAGCAATTCAAAGAAATAAACAATGTTTTCTTAAACCTTTAAGTATTAATGAGGCTAAAGCGGTAGCTAAATCAGTTAAGCAAAGTAGCTATCATTATAAATGTCCCCCTAAACATAATGAGTTAGCACCTATTTGTAATAAAGATTTATGTAAACTTCGTAAACTAGGGATAGGACCGCAGGTTCCTGACATTATGGATGAGTTTGAAGATATTATTTATACCCGAGACTCTAAGACTATTTATTTTAGTTTCACTTATAAAGAACAACGGATCACGGTGGAACCCGAAGACATGCGAGATGAGAAATGTTGGAGAATTAAATTATTAAAGTATGGATTATATTGGATGACTCTTCCAAGACAAAGAAAAGGTCCCCCCTTGTTTGAGTTAATGTTACAGGAACTTACTAAAAGAGCCATTGAAAATGAACAGGCTAAATATACAGATACTATAGAAGAAGAAAAATATGATGTGCTAAAAGCTTTTTTTGAACAAACAATTGAACAAGATGATTTTGAAAAACTTAAAGATGGATATGTAGTTTTAGATTCTAAAACTAATATGTGTTATTTCAAAAGAAGTACACTTAATAATTGGTTATCGCGTCCAGGAAATAAAAAATTTAAAAATACTATGGAAGCCTTTCAATTATTAGGCTGCCAAAGACATGACTATTTTGAAGGTGTACAAAATGTATGGTATGTAACCATGCCTGAGTTTGTAAACCATGTTAAGATAAAACAAACTACAAAGAAGAAAACCACAACGGAGCTAGACGATGAATTCCATACCGGAAAATTCAGAACTAAAGAATCTAAAAAGCCTATACCACAAAACGATTAAAATTTTTGGACCCCCAGGTACAGGTAAGACTCATACTTTAATCGAACGCGTTCTTAAAAAATATTTAAGAAAAGGAATTAATCCAAATGAAATAGCTTTTATTTCTTTTACTAATAAAGCAGTTAACACCGCTGTGGAAAGAGCATTAAAAGCTTTTCCTAAATACAACACTAACGATTTTGAAAGATTTAAAACACTTCACAAATATTGCAGAAGATATTTTGAAGAGGAAGTTTTTGATCCTAAAGATTGTATGATTGATTATGCATTACAAACTAAAATTGTTAAGAGTAGTGATAAAAGATTAGCTGATGATAATTTTACTTATAAGGATTGGTCTTTATCTATTTATAGTAAAGCCCGAAATATGTTAGCCAACCCAACTGACATCTATAAAAGAGAATCATACAAAAGAGATTCATTAGATGTATTTATAAGAAAAATAAAAACTTATGAAAATTATAAGAAGTCTGGAGGGGAAAGATCCTTTATAGATTTTGATGATATGATTGAAAGAGCAATTGATGAAGTAAATTTTCCACCCCTTAAAATATTAATACTGGATGAAGCTCAGGATTGTACTCCATTACAATGGTCTGTCATTTACAAAATGGCAGATAAGATAGATAGAATTTATTTAGCAGGAGATGATGACCAAGGAATATATAAATGGAATGGTGCTGATCCTAAATATTTCACTACTTTCTTCCCAGGTCGAAAAGTTAAATTAAGAAAAACAAAAAGGTTTGGCGAAGCTGTGCATCACTTCTCTCAAATTATTAGACGAGGAATATTAGATAGTGAAGAAAAAGATTACGAACATGTAGATAAAAAAGGATTTGTAAAAAGATATTTAAATTTTAAGGAGATTCCTTTTTCTCAATTAGAAGGAACTTGGTACATCTTAGGAAGAATTAATAGCACAGTAAATGAATTAAGAATGGTAGCCAAAGATGCAGGATTATATTATTCCGATAATGATAATAATAAATGTTTTGATCCTTCTCAATGGGAAGCCATTAAAGCTTGGACCAGAATATCTTCCGGTAAAAAAATAGATAAACGTCAAGCAGAAAAAATGTATAAGTATATTAGAGAACTTAAAAGTCCAGACTACAGAGCTACTAAATTTTGGATTAATGAACCTGATTTTAAAGAGTATAATTTTAAAGATTTAAAAGAATGGTGTGGATTAGATCTACCTGATGAAGCGCAGCAGAAACAATGGTGGTGGATTTTAAGAAGAAATTTTACTCCACGACAAATTATTTATTTTTTAAGACTTCTTCGTCGGTATGGTCAAAAACAACTAGATGAAGATCCTCAGATTATTATTGATACCATTCATTCAGTAAAAGGTGGAGAAGCCAATCATGTGGTTTTATATGGAAAAGGAAATTTTCCATCCAACTTTAAAAGTAAAACAAAACAAGAAAAAATTGATGAAAAAAAAGTCTGGTATACAGGTGCAACTCGTGCTAGAGATACGATTCATTTGTTAACAACGGATTACAAATATAACTATCCATTGGGAGCAGATTATTTAGTTTATGTCCAAGAACAAACCAGATAAACAGTATTATCAAGACTTAAAAAATATGATAAAGAAAATAAAAAAAGAAACTGGGTGGAAAGATATATTAAAAATAACAGAAGAAGCTCAGATCCGATTGAATAGGAAAGAGAAAAAGAATGACGGACAAAAACCTCTTTAAATCAACCACTTATGATAGTTTAAATAAGCAGGTCGATGGTGATCATTACAGAGGAATGAAAATTCAGCCAGCAGAATTCATAAATGAAAATAACCTTCCCTTCGCCGAGGGGAATGCAATTAAATATATTTGCCGACATAAAAAGAAAGGAAAAGAAAAAGATATAGACAAAGCAATCCATTATTTAGAAATGATTAAAGAGAGAGACTACGCATGAGTTTACTTAAAAGAATACATGTAAATATGCATAAGATTAAAGCTAATAAAAAACACGGCACTAACGACCCTGTTATTACAATTAAAACCAGTAAGTCTAATACGTATGCTCATGAAGTTAGTATTTTAGGACCTAGTAAAGTTGTTTATAAACCTACTAAACCTTTAAGTTGTGGCGCTAGAGTATGGATTGAAACTACAGCGGAAGTAAAAACTGCATGAGTTTACAATTATCAATGAACTTTAAAAAACATATTTGGTCTTGTCCTGCAGAATATAAAGATCTTTCACACGCAAAAGAAATAGCAATTGATTTAGAAACTCGAGACGATGGCATTGCATCTGGCCTAGGGGCAGGATGGGCTACAGGTAATGGTAACATTATAGGTTTTGCAGTAGCGACCGAGGGCTGGCAAGGATACTATCCCTTTAAACATTTCGGTGGTGGTAACATGATACCGGAACAAGTACAAAATTATATTAAAGATGTGTGTGCTTTACCTTGTACTAAAATTTTTCATAATGCTCAGTATGATGTGGGCTGGTTAGAAAAGGAAGGCTATAAAATTAATGGAGAGATAATTGATACAATGGTAGCTGCAGCTATCGTTGATGAAAATAGATTCTCTTATTCTTTAAATGCTTTATCTAAAGATTACCTGGGGGAAATTAAAGCAGAAACAGATTTAATCTTAGCAGCTAAAGATCATGGCGTAGATCCCAAAGCCGAGATGTGGAAGTTACCTGCGGAGCATGTTGGATTTTATGCTGAACAAGATGCACGACTCACGTACCTATTGTGGCAGCAACTTAAAAAAGAAATTGTTCAACAAAGTTTAGGAACCGTATGGGAATTAGAATCTAATTTATTACCAGTGCTTATAAAAATGCGTCAAAGAGGGGTAAGAGTACAAGTGGAATTAGCTCAACAATTACAAACAAAAATGCAACACCAAGAAAAAGAATTGTTGATGGCAATAAAAAAAGAATCAGGAACAGACATAGACATTTGGGCAGCACGCCAGATTGCCATAGCTTTTGATAAGTTGAAGATAGAGTATCCACGGACTGCAAAAACAGGCGAGCCATCATTTACCCAAAACTGGTTGTTCAACTGTAAACATAAAATTGCAAAGTTAATTGTTAAAGCGCGAGAAATAAATAAATTTCATAACACCTTCTTATCTTCTATCATGAAATACCAGGTGGATGGAAGAATACACGGTGAAATAAATCAACTGAGATCAGATAATGGCGGAACTGTGTCGGGGAGACTATCAATGTCTCATCCTAATCTGCAGCAGGTGCCAGCTAGGAACAAAGAGTTTGGTCCTATGATTAGATCTTTATTCGTTCCAGAAGAAGGGTGCAGGTGGGGTAGTTTTGATTATTCGCAGCAAGAACCACGAATGACGGTTCACTATGCAGCATCTATAGGGGATGGCTACGAAGGAAGTAATGAATTAGTACAGGCTTATCATGAAGCTAGTGCAGATTTCCACCAAACTGTAGCGGATTTAGTAGGAATTGAAAGATCTCAAGCTAAGACTATTGGGCTAGGGTTAATGTATGGAATGGGTAAGAATAAACTAGCTAATTCTCTCGGCTTATCAAAAGAAGAAGCAACACAGCTAATATCAAAATATAACAATAAGGTTCCATTTGTGAAGCTATTATCTGATAGATGTATGCAGACCGCAAGTGAGAAGGGTATCATTAGAACTAAAAAAGGTCGGAAGTGTAGGTTCAATATGTGGGAACCTAGAGATTTTGGCTTACATACTGCAGAAACATTTGATAATGCAGTTGCTAAGTATGGAAGAGACAATATTAAAAGGGCTTATACCTATAAGGCCTTAAATAGATTAATACAAGGATCATCAGCAGATCAAACTAAACAGGCAATGTTAGCGTGTGCAACCGCAGGCTTCTTACCTATCTTACAGATCCACGATGAACTATGTTTTAATGTGAAGGATGAATCAATGGCAGATGAAATCAAGAAAATAATGGAAGGATGTATCGAATTTAAAGTACCCTTTGTGGTAGATAAAAAATTAGGAGATTCCTGGGGAAATGCCAAATGATGAATTAGGATATTTAGCTGGTGTATTTGATGGAGAAGGAACCTTTGGTATATGGTCAAAGGGGAAGAATAAAACAAGACAATTAAGAGTGTGTGTAGATATGTCAGATGGCGATACAGTATTGAGATTTCTCACTTTTTTTAAAGAAGGAGCAATCTATTCTAGGCAGCCAAAAGACCCTAAACATAAATTAATGTATAGCTGGAGAGTAACGAAAAAAGAAAAAGCTTTAGATATTTTAAGAACAATGTTACCATACCTATCTAAAAGAAGACAACTTAAATTTCATGAGGTAGCTAATGGCTGAATTATTAACCACGACCCAAGGATCAACGACCACGGTTCACCCTTGGTATCAACTATTTAAAACGCGATTAGCCCATATTAATTTAGATAAAATTATAATGGTTCCTAATGTTGTAATTAGTATAAGTGAAGAAGAGAAAAAACATTTTGAAAAAAATGGAATGCTTACTCCTATTGTAATTGATGAAAATAATTTATTAATTGATGGAGCTAAACGATTAAAATACTTTAAAGGTATAGCTCAGTATGCGTTAGTTTATAAAGCTAAAAATGTAGATGAAGAAAATTTTTTAAAAGCTTTAAATGGTAAGTGTGATGAGAAACACCCGGATATATTTGATATGTCATTCTTGTTTGAAAAAGATATGCGCGAGTTTACCCTTAAGGTTTTACCCCTTTTTAAGGAAGGAATTAAAGGAGCCCCTGTATCTAACTAGCTATACTAGGTTTCTGTTCCTGTTCCACTTTAATTTCTATCTGTGTCTTCAGGTCTTTTATTCGAAATGAGGCCACTTTCATCTCGTCCTGTTGACCAGTCGTAGCCAACCGAGCCCATTTGTGCTCTAAGTTTAGCTTTTCTTGTACCATCGCCTGTAACGCCATTGGTAAACTCCTCATACGTTAGCCGGACTCCATTTGAGTAGAACCCTTTTTCACTTTGTTCGTTTGAGGTATCTACCTTAATGTGTCCTTGTTCAACAAGCTCTGCAAACTTTAACAGAGCCGCTTTATCGTCCGGAGCTTCCACATTCCCATTTAAATAAGAGCCATCTACGAAAGCTTGGATGCGATATAGCTTCATAAGTTAATATAAGACACGCTAGGGTTGTTTGTCAAGGCTATTTCCATTGAATTGCGTGGTTCATAGAATAGTCTGAGGGGATACAATTAATAGTCATTTCTGTGGCGTAGGACCCTCTATTTTTAAGATTTAGCTGTATTTGGGTACCAAGGTACTCGGCTCTATCAAGACAGCTCTCAAGGCTTATATGGCGTGATTTCTCATATTCATAGATATTACCGCATTTTTCGCCCAATGAATCAGTCTCCACGGCCCAACACATACTCCCAAATAGCAAGTAAGTAACAGCCTCTTTCATAGCCTAGCGCTACCAAAATTCTGCCACAAAGTCAATTAAGATTCTAGTCCTGGTTTGGGCTGAGGCAATATCAGGGCTTCATCAATACACATGAATTTGATAAGAGTACCATATTTATTAACTTCTTTAGGCCCTATTTCTTTAGCTTTTTTAATGGCTTCATTGTATCCGGCTATCATACACTCATAGTGAGAGTTGTATAAATCAGGCATCTGATGAGGCGGTAAACAGTGCTGAAAAACAGAGCTACAAATAATCATGCTCAGGACAAATTTCATCTTGACTTTATATTATCTCCCATATATATAAGAACTATGAAAATAAAAAGTAAAAGTTCTTTATGGCATAATATCATAGAACAGGTAGATGAACAATTAAGCAGGATACCTTCTCATGATGTTGATGGTACTCCATTGGAGGATTCACTTAGATTTGATGATTACAAGGATGGTCTTAAAGAATTAAAAATTACAACAAAAGAGAACAAAGAAATAAATCCGATTCATACCACACTAGCTAATGATTTAGTGTATGATGAATTGGCAACAAGAAGGGAAGGAAATGGAAAATAAATACGGTTGTTATGCGTGTGGTAAAGAGATTCCTACATTTAAGGAAACTCTTTTAATAATTGCAAAGTTTTTACAGAATCCAAAAACTCCAAAAAAAATAATAGACCAGGCACACACTGATTTAGGGAAAATGGGTGATCTGTTAGATATATTACACAAAAAAAATCAAAAACCAAAAGAAGACTTTATAAATCAAAATAAAATTAATGAAGCAATACAAAAATTAGAGAAAGGAAAAAAAGATGGAAAGGGAAATTAAAAACGCATTAATGATAATATTTGCACTTGGTATGTTACTAAGTCCAAAATTATTTTTATTACTTATAGGATATATGATTTATGGAATTTTCTATTAAAAAATTTTTAAAAGATTTATGTATAAATTCTTTTTATTACAAAACAGAAATTGTTTGTGGTATAGCTGGATTTATAATTGGTGTTGCAGCAGCAACATTACTAAACAACTTTATAACGGGGGTATTTTAATATGTATGACCCAATGGTAGCAGAATTAAAAAATTTACAGAAAAAAATGGAGGATACTGACAATGACATAACTCAACAAAAAAAACATCATGCAGAGTCTCTGAAGCTGCTGGCCGAACAGCGAGAAGAAATCGAGGCTCTGCAAAAACAAAAAGGATATCTCCAGGATCAATTGAGAAAAGCAGGAAGTACAATTAAACAATTACACACGGACCTAGGAACAGCGAACGACGAACTAACAGTTAAAACACTTCAAGTTGATAAACTTGAAAAAATTAGAAAACAAGTTTTAGCCGGCTTGCAGGAGATGAAAGACGACTTAAACGATAATAACAAGGATAAAAATGGACATTAATAAATGGAAGAGTGTAGCTGTAAAGATAGATGACTACAAGCTATTGAAAGGAATGTGTAAAGAAAAATTCCGTGCACCCGCAGGGATGATTTCTAAACTGGTAAATGATTACATAAAACACGTAGCTAAGAAGGAAGGGATAAGTGTTGAGTCCCTTAAAAAGAAATATCTCAATGGAGCCAAGGGGTAATAAATGGTAATGACTCCAAAAGACATAGAAGAGTATCATAATTTGGAGAACCTAAAAATTTTTAAAGAGACAGGTTATGATGAATTTTGTGTTAGGTTTTATCATAAGACTAAAGAATTAGTATTTTTAGTTAATGGGGTTGAGAGAAATCGAATCAAGTTAGATGACCCCGAATCAAAATTCGAAGAATGTTTAAGTGCGATTAAATCTTTATTTATATCATGGCGAAAACCGATAAATTAATAGAACCTAAAGCAAAAAAATGGGCAGCAAGGAATCCTTGGTTTGGTAAACATAAAGGGTTCACACATCTTGCTTTGGATACTCACGAAGAATTAGTGAAATTAGGAATTAGTCCGCGTTCTAAATTATATTATAATTTAATTGATATGGTTATGTTTCTTTTTATATCCAAGAATGCCAAACTTAAAAGAAATTATGGTAGAAAAAAGAGAATACGTTTAACTCCAGCACAAGTATATATAGCAAAAAAATTACAGGTCCCTTTAACAGCATACGCCACAGAATTAAGGAGGTGTATATGAGAAGTTTAATTGAAAGCTGATAAACGGGTTAATGGTTGGAGAACCTGGAGGTAATTTGAGTAAAAATAAAAAAAATTAAGTAAAAAATTGAGAGATGTTTTAAAAAAATACGAAAAGAAGAATGGCAAAAAAGCTTAATTTACATACAGAAATCAAGGATTTTAAGAACTATTGGAGAGAAGATAAGCCCTGGGGAATTCAATTTAAAATTGCTACATCAGAAAAAACTTATGTCATTGATTGTAAGTGGAAAGATAGGGTAAGATTACCTGATGGAAGAGTTATATCTAATGTACTTGCAAGAAAGGTGAAAAATGGATAAGAAAGAAATTAAGTATGAGATTTGTACTTTTTGTAAAGGGAATGGATACATTAAAGGACAGATAAATACCGGAACTTGCATCCACTGCGATGGTTCAGGTCACAAAAATCACGGTCCACGGATCAGTAATCAATTATTTTTAAATATTTTTAGATATGTAGAAGGATATATTGATGGCGAAATCGAAGGATGGTATCACTGAGTATACAAAAGCTCTAGTCATTCTTGCGGCCAATCTAAAAAAATCAGACTATGATAAAATTACAAGTGTAATGTTTGCATTACATAATGGAGTATGCTTTGGCTACAAACCAGAGTTTGATCCACAAATGATAACAGATGCAAATGATTTGTATAAATTTCATGTGAAGAAAAAACACACTAATAATGTAGTAAAACTCAAGCTGATTAAGGGTATGAAAGGTGATGATGCTAAGTTATAATTCATCTATGAATATCTTTGAAAATAATCTTAATCTTTTGATAGTACCACGAAAGGAAAAATGGTCAGGCGCACAAATCCACAGGATGATTGAAGATGTGGAAAAACAATACCAGGTCGCTTCTGGGTTAAACATAGCACCGGAGGTTAAACACCATTATCGTGAACTATTCACCAACCTTATTAAAACTTATGGGCATTGAAATAGCCGAATCTTTAATTTCTCAAAATCATCATTGCCCTGAACAGAGACTATGGCGTCATGTATTGTTGAACGCTGTGGAAGATACACGGATTTTACAGTCCGATAGAAAATCAAGTATTCATAAAATGGAAGCACATCAATGGATCACCAAAGAAAATAAAGATTTTAATTGGATTTGCTGGCAATCAGGATGGGATCCTGAAATAGTTAAAGAGCAATATTTTAAAGCTGTTCGAAATGGAAATATTACTTTTACTCATAGGCAACTAAAATGGATAGAATATTATCGTTTATACCTAGATCTTAAAAAAGAAGCTAATGAAGATAAAAGAAAAGCATTAAGAAAAAAAGTAGAAAAATTAAGGAAACAGGTATTGGCAACTACGACCGCTATTGTAAAAAATTTAACCAGTAAACCTAATCTACTCCCATGCGTTTAATACCCCTAATAGTGTGTATATTTATTATGTTTACATCATGTAATAGAATGGATTATGATTTAAATCCATGGACAGCGGGAATTAAACACATAGTAAAAAATGGACAATCACAATAAAAAAGCCCTAAAGCATCTTCCTAAATTAAAACAAGATATAATTAAGTCTGTCTTCCAAACTGATAGTAGAAGAAAATACGGAGATTTAGTCGAGAATATAATCCAGAGAAAATTAAAGTTAAAACCTGGGAAAAAGGCCTAAGACTTTCCCCCAGGTAGAAAGGAGCTGTTTTATGAAAATAAAAAACAACTTATTCTTGAATTAACATATTCCCCTTAGTTATGCAAGAGTTGGGGTTCCCAATCTTTAATCAACGCCCACGACTCTTCAGCTTCCCTTTGAATCCGAGCTGCTTCAAAAGCGTCATAAGCCTTGCCTATAAAAAATGAAACAACCCGCGACATACTAATTGGAAGCTCAAATCTATGCTTAGAAAGAACTTGAAGCTGGTCGTAGCACTCTTTAGTTAGAGCAAGAGATTTAAATTTGTTTGTGTCCATAAAATTACCTCCTTTATACCTATTTCCTAGTTTCCTCAGATAGTTTGTCAATTCTTAATTTCCCCTATACCCTCTCTATACAAATAAAAATTTTAAAAAAAAGTTTTAGTCAAAACTACTAAGAAATTAAGAAAATGGCTTAAATACTCACTTTCTTTAAGAAAAGTTTTAAGAAAAATTCTTAAAAAGTAAGAAAAAATAGGTCAAAACCTAGTCTCTTACGGGGAAAAAATAGAAATATTTCTTAAAAAATATTTTGTGCTATAGTGAGGGTATATGCCAGCAAAAAAGAATGTAATGAAAACTACTATTGAATTGACTCCTAAACAGAGGACGTTTGTAGATATATTGGTTGCTAATTGGGGGAAGATCTCCAAGGTTGAAGCAGCTCAACGGGCTGGGTATACATCTAGAAAAGCCGAAGGGCCCACCGAGACAGCGAGTAGACTCACTAATCCGGCTCAAAATCCACATGTGTGTAGATACTTAGAAAAAAGACTACAACAGGAATTACAAAAATATGAAAAAGATAAATTGATTGATTATAAAAAGTATGAAGATTTAGGTGATCGTGCTGCTAAAGCCGGTCAATACACTGCAGCGATTAATGCTTTATTTAGAAAAGGTCAGATGGCCGGATTCTTTGTAGACAGGAAGGAAATTAAACACACAGGTCTGGAGGGCATGAGTCGTGAAGCGTTGGAGAAAAGATTATCCGAACTCGAGAATAAAATCGGGGAAGGTAAAGAGATCATTAACGTTACGCCAAAAGAAGTTGCTGGCTGATCCCAGTAAATTCTTTCAGGTATTTAACGAAGTACATAATTCCCACATGACTACTACTGTGGGATCAGTATCGGTGAGGATAGATGAAGAAGAGAATTAATATAAATAAAAAAGCTAAAGTAGAGATTGATCGCTATCCTATGGTGGAAGTCCATTGGAAAGATATTGTTAGTGATTCGAGTTGGCAAAGCATTACTCATTTACTTAAATCGCAGCTCCCTGTGTGTGTAACTAAGGGACATTTATTATCTCAATCTAACGGTTTAACTAGAATATTTGGGGATTTTTCTGTAAAAAATAATTCAGACCCGGAGGAAATTGAGGAAATTGGGAATACTACTGTTATACCTAATTCAGTGGTTGTTAAAATTAAAAAAATAAAGTAATAGTATTTTGTGAGTGAAGAAAAGAAAAAAAAGCAGCCGAATGTTCATGTAAACATTTTAAATTGGGGGCCCTTTGTTCTCCATTTTAAAATTAGTGAAAAGTTCCATAAATTGTTATTAGAAGGGGCTAAACAGGCTAGGATTGCAGACAGAGATTATCGCACAAGATTAGCCGGGCATATTAGAGAAGAATATGCTTACAATGACTTAAATACATATACTCCTTATGTAGCCGGTATGATGAGAGCTTATGAACAAGCGCTGAGAGAGTGGCGTAACTCCGGGAAGGATGAGCCTTATAATAAATATTTTTTAAAATCTATGTGGGTTAACTACCAAAAACAAAATGAATTTAATCCACCACATAATCATAGTGATAAATATTCTTTTGTTACTTATTTATCTATTCCAGAGGAATTAAAAGAAGAAAATAAAAATTGTGTAAGTACTTCAACTGGTCCAGGGAGTTTAATGTTTACTTATGGGGACGGCCCTAAAGAATATATTACCTATCAATCTTATTTCCCAGAGGAGAGAGATATATTTATTTTTCCTTCTAGTTTGACCCATTATGTGTGTCCATTTAAGTCAAATTGTGAAAGAGTATCGGTTTCTGGCAATATTTTAGTTGATTTACCATTACATGCAGCACCACCAGATATGAGTATAAATGTGGTGGATGGGTATGGGGAGAAGCCCGCCAAAATCAAAACTTGATTTGTTTCGCGTGGCACAAAAAAGAGAATCAAAGCTCTGGCAAAGAATAAAAAAATTAAACCTGGATGCACAAATTTTCCGCATAGAATCTAATACAATTAATGGAATACCGGATGTTTATATTTTGTATAAAGGTCGTACTATTTGGATAGAACTGAAATCAAATGATCTCAAGAATTATGGTTTGAGTAAGTGGCAAATCAATTGGCATTTAACGCACTTGAGAAATGGTGGCACAGCGTATATCTTGGGCTCGGGGGTCAAGCACCGAGCCCTTAAACTTCTAGAGATTAAGGGAAGGGGATCCGTGGGCCTCGTCTCGGTTGCCTCGGATGATGAAGTTGGATTACGTAAACTAATTCTCCGGGCCCTGGGACCAGCTGCCTCCTGAACCTGAACCTGAACTGGTTCTGGTTTGCTCGTCCTCGTTCTCGCCTCGTTTCCCTCGCGCCCTCGTTAACTAAACAGCACTGGTCCGGGATCCAGCAGCTCAGGATGCAGGTGGAAGCTCACGCTTCTCGTCTCGCCTCGCCTCGTTTGAAAGGCGCGTGGGAAATAAATTCTTGTGCTCATCAGGAGCTGGATGCGTACCGTGCTTCAGGAAAATTTAGGGCTTGACATTATCCCACGATATCTTATATATAAGATATCCCATTCGCAAAAATACGTGTTGTGGGATTAGATCGTTCGGCTATTGGTTTGATCTCGATGTTACGGACGATTTAGTTGAGCCACTAGGTTAAACGAAGGTGCAACGAAATTCGCGCGAAGCGACGGAGTTATTCGGATCAGTCTTCGCGCGTGGGACTGCGCGATAAAGGAAACTTGGATAAGTAGCGTAAGAGAAACACCGGTTATTAAT